TTATTGATGCAGATGAAGACATCTGTAAATTAAAATATAAGGTAACTTACTTAGAGACAATGCTTTCTTATATTGAGAGTATCCTTAAGCAGATTAATAACAGAGGATACCAAATTAAGAATGCTATTGACTGGCAGAAATTCCAGGCTGGTTTCTAATGAACTACGGTCTTACTCACAAGGTAGTCACATTCAACGTTGACGCTATGTCTGTCGTGAATCAATGTACTAAGAATCCTACTTTGGAATGGAAGGATGCCACGTTGTTTGATAAGACAAAGGATAAAAGAAAGAGCAGTGTAACATGGATACAGGATCCTATAATGTATACCATGCTAATGAAGATGGTTGCACAGATAAACAAGACTGCTGGATGGAATTTTAAAATTACAGGTGTTGAACCAGTACAGTATGGATTGTATCCTAAAGGAGGATACTATGGGTGGCATGTAGATCAACACCCTAAACCTGTTAAAGGTATGGTTAGAAAGATAAGTATGTCACTCTTCTTAAATGAGGAGTATGAAGGTGGCACCTTTGATTTGGAGATATATAAACCAGGCACTGACCCAAGATACAAATCATTTAGTTTGAATCGGGGACAGGCCATTTTCTTTCCTGCTGATACTTGGCATCAAGTGCAACCAGTAACGAAAGGATTACGTGAATCTATTGTAGCATGGTTTTATGGACCTCCTTATCAGTAAGAAAAATGAAGTCTATTTAAAGGTGAAAGCAGAACCTCATATACATCAAGAGGCTGCTGAATTCTTCTCCTTTGAAGTAGAGTCTGCAAAGTATATGCAGAGGACAAGGAGGTATAAAGGATGGGATGGGAAAGTCCACCTATACTCTCCAGCTACAGGTGAGATATATTGTGGACTAATTGATTACGTTACAGACTGGGCTGAGCAACAGGGCTACTCTTACTCTTTGGAGTCTTCAGAGACGTTTGGGGATCCAAAGGAAGAAAATCTCCTAATAACTCCTGAGTCTGTTGTGGGATTTGTAAAGGCACTACGTCTTCCTGTGAAGGTGAGGGACTACCAATTGAAAGCAATATACGAGTCCCTACGATACAACAGGCGACTCCTGCTGTCGCCAACAGCAAGCGGCAAGTCTTTGATGATTTATTCATTGGTTAGATTCCATGTAAATGTGAAAAGAAATGTTTTAATTGTTGTCCCGACGACTTCGCTTGTAGAGCAAATGTATAAAGACTTTGAAGAATATGGTTGGATGGCATCCAAACACTGCCACAAAATATATGCGGGGGAACAAAAAAATACTAAAGCTGATTGCGTAATTACCACTTGGCAATCTGTTTATAAACAACCTCGCAAGTGGTTTGAAACGTTTGATGTTATCATCGGTGATGAGGCACACCTTTTCAAATCCAAATCTCTTACTACGCTTATGTCTAAGTTGCATGGTTGTAAGTATAGGATTGGATTCACTGGCACACTAGATGGTGCTAACGTCAATCAGTTGGTACTTGAAGGTGTCTTTGGTAGATGCTCTCAAGTTACCAGGACTAAGCAGTTGATGAATCAAGGTTATCTTGCACAACTCAAAGTAAATATAATTCTGTTAAAACATCAAGAAGTTATATTTGAAGGTTATCAAGATGAAATTGATTACCTAATAGGGCATGAGCAAAGGAATAATTTTATCCGTAAACTTGCTTGTAGCCTGAAAGGTAATACTCTAGTCCTCTATAACTATGTAGAAAGGCACGGTCTCCCCTTATATGAGATGATAAATAGTAGTGCTGATACACCTGTGCATTTTATTCATGGAGGTGTTGATGTTGATATGAGGGAGGAAGTCCGAAGGTTAACTGAGGAAACATCCGATTCAATCATCATTGCATCTTATGGTACATTTTCTACAGGTATTAATATTAGAAACTTACATAATGTAATTTTTGCATCACCGTCTAAATCGAGAGTAAGAAATTTACAATCTATAGGACGGGTACTTAGAAAAGGTGAGAACAAATCGCAAGCAACACTATACGATATAGCTGACGACATTTCTACTGACAAAGGAAGTAATTATACGTTACGTCATTTGTATGAAAGATTCAAAATTTATAAAGATGAGAAGTTTCAATTTGAAATCAATGAAGTTCATCTAAAACCAAATGATTAACTACGCCAAGCATGATGAAGACTTTTACGGTATCTTTAAACTGATTAACGGTGATGAGGTAATAGGGAAGGCAGTGCTTCATAATGAAGAAGGTGAGTCAATCTGTTTTATTCAAGATCCATTATCAGTTGAAGTATTTACAAGACATGTGGAAGAGGGGAAGGTAGCAAAGGGAATCGGACTCGCCCCCTGGATGCAAATGTCTGATGAAGAGTTTATAATTGTAAGAGAAAAAGATATTGTCGCACTAGCAACCATGTCTAAACAACATGTGTTATTGTATGAAGCATTTTTAGCACAAGAGTTTCAGAGTCGCCGCCCCCGCAAACAAATCAAACTAGAAAAAGAAATGGGATACCTAGGTAAGATTGAAGATGCCAGGAATCTATTTAAAAAGATATATAATAACCCTTCCAACCCTGACAGTGTTGAGTCTACAGGTGATTGACATTCTTGTCAAGCCCTGTTACAATAGAAGAGTCTAAAAAGAAATTTATATGGCACCTAGAGCAAAGAAGCAGCACTATGTAGATAATAAGGAGCTTCTTGCTGCTGTTATCCGATATAAGGAAGATGTGGAGATAGCACAAATCAAAGGTAAACCAAAACCAAAGGTATCTGAATACATTGGTGGGTGTTTCTTAAAGATTGCTACACATTTGTCTTACCGTCCAAACTTTATCAACTACATGTATAAGGATGATATGATATGTGATGGGATAGAAAATTGTATACAGTATATTGATAATTTTGATCCAGCAAAAAGTAAAAATCCTTTTGCATACTTTACACAGATAGTTTATTATGCATTCCTAAGACGTATTGCTAAGGAGAAACGTCAGTTGGATATAAAGGAAAAGATTTTAGAGAAGTCAGGATATGATGAAGTCTTCTCAGTTGACGGAGAAGGAGGAGCAGAGTATAATCAGATTAAGTCTCGTATTGCTATCAACTCTAAACGATGAAGGTCTTATTAATAACTGACCAGCACTTTGGAGTGCGTAATGATAACCAGGCATTTATTGATCACTACAGAAAATTTTACGGAGAGATAGTAGTACCTTTCCTTAAAGCATCTGACATTGATACTGTTATAAATTTGGGAGATACCTTTGACAAGAGAAGGTCTATCAATTACCTATCTCTTGAAGCAGCAAAGGAGATGTGGTTTGATCCACTAGATGAGTTAGGTGTCAAACATTATATGATGATTGGTAATCATGACATCTATTATAAAAATACACTTAGGGTAAATGCCCCCAACGAATTACTTGGAGCTTATAAAAACTTCGAGGTCATTGACACCCCTACCACTCTTACTTTCGGTGACACTGACATACTTCTTATTCCTTGGATATGTGATGAGAACAAAGAATCCATATTTAGAGAAATCAAAAGCAGTAGTGCTTCTGTCTGTATGGGTCATCTTGAGCTTAATGGTTTTGAAGCTCATCCAGGTCATGTAATGGATTTTGGAATGGACAAGTCTCCATTCAGTAAGTTTAAGAAAGTATTCTCAGGACACTATCATCAGAAATCTAATGATGGTACCATATATTATCTTGGTAATCCTTATCAGTTATACTGGAATGATTATGGATCTAAGAGAGGATTCCATGTATTCGATACAGATACATTGAAGACAACCTTCTATAGGAATCCATTTGACATGTTCCATAAACTCTATTATAATGATGGAGTAGATATTCCTGATAACTTAGAGGGCACGTTTGTCAAACTTATCGTCGAGGAGAAAGGGGACTACCAGAAATTCGACTATAACGTTAGTCAAATCCAAAACCTTGGACTTGCTGACTTAAAGATAGTCGAAGATCTGACCTTTGAAGAAAGCACTCAGGTGCTGGAAACCGAAGACACCATGACACTGCTCGATAAATACATAGACGAGGTAGAATTAAAAGTTGATTCTTCTAATGTCAAATCTATATTAAGATCATTGTATGTCGAGGCGTGTGAAATTTAATGTATCTGTTAACAGATAAAAAATCAGGTGGTGTCTATGCAGTCTTTAACAAAGATAATGTTAAGACTGTGCATCTTTTTGAAGAAGAAGATGATGTAGTAAGGTACCAAAACTTATTGGAAGCAGATGGACATGGTGAACTTGACATTTTAGAAATGGATAGGGAGATTGTTGAAGTCAATTGCAATAACAGAGGATACTTATATACAGTAATTACTAAAGACGACTTGGTTATTCCACCTAAAACTGAATGATTACATTTGAAAGTATCCGTTGGAAGAATTTTCTTTCCACGGGTGATCGTTGGACTGAGGTCAAACTAGACTCCAGTATGTCAACTCTTATTATTGGTCACAATGGTTCTGGAAAGTCAACCATTTTAGATGCTTTGTGCTTTGGTTTATTCAATAAACCTTTTCGTAAAATCACAAAGTCACAGTTGGTTAATAGTATAAACGAGAAGGGTACCAAGGTTGAAGTCTGTTGGTCAATAGGTAAGGATGAGTATAGAGTATTCAGGGCAATTAAGCCCAATCTATTTGAACTGTACAAAAATAATAAGCTTATAGATCAAGATGCTGCAACGAAAGATACACAGAAGTATCTTGAACAATCTATTCTGAAGCTTAACTACAAGAGTTTTACCCAGGTTGTTATACTAGGTAGCAGTACCTTTGTGCCTTTTATGCAGCTGCAAGCTGCTAATCGTAGAGAGGTTATTGAAGACCTATTAGATATAAAAATATTCTCTAGTATGAATATGCTATTGAAGGATAGGATTAAGTCAGCAGTGGAGCAAGCAAGAGATTGTGAGCACATCATGGCAATGAATGAGCAGAAGGTAGCATCACAAATGAAGTTGCTGGATGCTATGGTATCAGCCAACACTGATAGGCAGAAGGAAAAGAGTGTGCAGTTGGATCTAAATCAGGAATCTGTTATTGAGTTAGAGCAGGAAGTTAAACTTAAGACTGCTGAAGCTGCTAAGTCTGAAGCGAAGTTAAAGAAGATGGGTGATAATAAAGATGCGTTATTTGAATTGAGAGATAGTCAGACATTAGTTAAACGAATGTTGTCTGATGTTAAGAAGGAATATAAATTCTTTACTGACAATAAAGTCTGTCCCACTTGCACTCAGGAGATTGAAGATGAGTTTCGTCAATGTAAATGTGATTCCTTATCAGGAAAAGAAAAAGAATATGTGGATCAATCTAAAGGTCTCACTAAAAAGATTAATACAGTTACCAAGAAGATTGAAAAGTATGATACGTTAAGTCATTCTTTATATGAGTTGCGTAATACTATCAATACTATTCAGAGTAATGTAATTAGAATACAAAAAGAATCCCTCCAACTTGAGCAGGAGATAATTGAATTGAAATCAAATACTCCTAACATCAAAGCAGAGGATGAAATATTAAATGTCCTCATGGAGGATGCAGAGAAGACGAGAAAGGATTGTGCTAAGGTATCAGAAAAACTAGATGAGTATGCTGTTGTACACCAGTTACTTAAAGATGGTGGTATCAAGAAGCAGATAATTAAGAAATATGTTCCTATCTTTAATTCTCTTATCAATAAATACTTACAGTCTATGGACTTTTATGTCAACTTCACACTTGACGAAGAGTTCCAGGAAGTTATTAAGAGTCGTTTCAGGGATGAATTTAGTTATTCGTCATTTTCTGAAGGAGAGAAGCAAAAAATTGACCTAGCTCTATTGTTTACATGGAGAGAGGTAGCAAGGATGAAAAACTCAGTAGCAACGAATCTGTTATTGCTTGACGAGGTTTTCGATTCTTCATTGGATGCAGAAGCAACAGAATCACTTCTAAAAATTCTTCGTAGCCTTGGTAAAGGCACAAACGTATTTGTAATATCGCATAAGGGAGAAATCTTAGTTGATAAATTTATGAATACATTAAAATTTGAAAAGCAAAATGATTTCAGTAAGTTAGTCGATGTTTCATGAAGCATGGAAGGTATGGAAATATGCTCTAGGTAGTTTCAATGATTCCACAACAAAAAAATACGACAATCAAATTGTTATTGTACGTAGCATTATTTTTATTAGCTACCTTATCACTAATTGCTTTATTACTGCTGGTGTTATAAGACACTGGGACAGTGGACAAACTGGCCCTGTACCTGTCACAAGCGATAGAAAGGTGCTATGATGTATACATCAGAGGAACACTATGCCAGTAAACACCGAAGTAAAAGGAACCCTTGCTAGACTACTAGCAACAGAAAATCTTACGATTGAGCATCGTAAAGTAGAGACCGCTTGCTTTGATGTTGAGAATAGAGTGCTTGTCCTACCTATCTGGAAGGCAGCATCAACAGATGTGTATGATATGCTCGTGGGTCACGAGGTGGGTCATGCCTTATATACACCTGCCGATGAGTATGATGCTCCTAGAGACTTTGTAAATGTCTTAGAGGATGCTCGTATCGAGAGGATGATGAAGGTTACTTATCCTGGTCTTAAGCATTCATTCTTTAAAGGTTACGCAGAATTATGGGAGAATGATTTCTTCGCTGTTAAGCATAGAGATTTAAGTAAGATAGCATTCATTGATAGAATTAATTTATACTTTAAGGGTTGTGCTCAGGTACAATTCTCAGAGTATGAGCAAAGTATTGTAGACAGAGCAGCAGTTACTAAAACTTTCCAAGATGTAATTGACCTTGCTAAGGAAGTATATGATTATGCAGAGAAGCAGGAAGATGATAAGTCTGAAGGTGAAGATGAATTCCCTAACTTTAATTTGAAGGATGAAGAGGATACTGAATTCAGTCCTGCCCCTAAGAATGAAGTAAACTTTGAGCAAGGTGAAGATGAAGATGGTCAACCTCAGAAGCAACCAGTAGCAGAACAGGAAGTAGAAGAAGGAGAGACAGAAGAAAATTCTGGTGGAGAAACATTTGATGAGACACAATCATTAACTGAGAGAGCATTGAGAGAGAATCTTGAGGATATGATTGATGATGATGCTAAGGAATGGGTATACTTAAACGTACCTAAAGTTAATATGAAGGATGCTTTAGTTGATTGGAATAAGGTTGGTGAGGAATTAGAGTATTATTTCTATGGTCAAGCATTTGAAAGTGAATATCAACAAAAAAGATATGACGAAGATAGAAGTTATGTCTTAAATAAATATGAAGATTATAAGAAGTCAGCACAGAAGTCTGTTAACTATCTGGTTAAGCAGTTCGAAATGAAGAAATCAGCAGACCAATATGCACGTGCAGCTACTGCAAAGACTGGGGTTATCGATACAAATAAGTTGTTCAGCTATAAGATCAATGAGGATATATTTAAGAAGGTAACAGTTATACCTGATGGTAAGAATCATGGGTTGATTATGTTACTTGATTGGTCTGGGTCAATGCAGAATGTATTGATGGATACTTTAAAGCAGACTTATAACTTGGTTTGGTTTTGTAAGAAGGTTAACATTCCATTCAGAGTGTATGCTTTCCAGAGTGGATTTGATAGAGCATATGATGCATGGGATGACCAGAAACTTAATGACTTAGGTGTATCTGGTGATTTTAATTTATTAGAATTCTTCTCATCTAAGATGAATAAGCAGAAACTTGATAAGCAAATGGGTCTTATCTGGATGCAGTCATGGGCAATGTCAGCCTGGAGTGCTATTGGTTACAATAGAAACTTAAGTTTAGGTGGCACTCCTCTTGCTGAAGCATGTTACTATGTAAGGGAAGCAGTTAAGGATATGAAAACAAAAGAGAAGGTTCAAAAGGTTAACGTTGTTTGCTTAACTGATGGTGAAGCAAATCCTCTCTACTATGTTAGTCCTTCCAGATATGATGCATCAGAGAAGTCTTGCACTTACCTATGTCATCAGCGTAATAAAGTTTACATCTTAAGAGATCCTAAGACTGGTTATTCTCGTAGACTTGGTACTAGCCCAAGAGAAACTACTAAAGAGATTGTATCATTCTTTAATGAGATTACTGATTACAATTGGATTGGTATTCGTATCTGCTCTAAGAATGAATTGAGTAGAATCTTAACAACATGTGTCCCCTATGAAGAGCAAGAAGTAATTAATAAACAGTGGAGTAAAGAGAAGTTTGCTTCAATCTATAAGAAGGCAGGTTTCAGTCAGTCATTCTATATCCCTAATAAGGGTATTGGTGAGGGCACAGCAGACCTTGAAGTAAAACAGAAAGGTGAAGTTGCAACTAGAGCAGAGTTAGGTAGAGCATTTAAAAAACACATGGGTTCAAAGAAGACTAATAAAACTATCCTAAATGCTTTCGTGGAGCAAATAGCATGAGACCTTACATGAGTATGTGGGATGGATATAAGGAGGCGGTATTCAATACGTTTCCTGATATGGTTTTTTTAAATAACCATACAACTTGGCAAAATAAAAAAGGTGTAAATCTTACTGCTGATTTATATGCTGGTAAGTATTTCCTTAAGTCTAGGCATGTGGATATATGGGATGGAAAGAATCTCAATATACATAACAACATCATATATCCTAAGACACCCAAGATAGGTGACACTATAATACCTTGTTTTGGTATGGACTTGATGGGATTTAGTGAGAAGAAATGTATTATAGTATTTGATTTCCAACATCCAATAGAGAATTATCTCTTAGATGTACCACCATTACCTAAGACAACAGAGAAGTATCGTTTCTTTGAACCAGGTAATCATTTCTCTAACAATATTTTTGTAAGATACTGTGAAGCAGATGGTGTTGGTACATTCCTACCTACATTCAAATATTATCTGTCACTCTATAAGGAGATGATAGATAAGGGACAACCAACTGGAGAAGACACCAGTTTCTATCATGATTTTGATAAGTATATGATAAGATTGGATCCTATATCAGGGTATCTGGGTAGTGCTTTCGGTAAGGAAGAGTCTGAGAAATTAATTAAGGAGTTCTTTTTTAGTTATGCGTGACTTAATTGATGACATCTCTGCAATGTTACAACGTGCTATTGATGATATACCTGATGTAGAGCCATTAGATAGTCCTCATAAAGAAGTTAAGAAGGATGGTTTAGTCATTCGTAATAGGATGTACAAGTCACCTAAAGTAAGGAAGTTGCATATAGAAGAAGCAGAGATAGGTGGTATAAAGATACTACATTGTGTATTCTTTCCTGACCCTCATTACAATCTACCTATATTTGGATGTGATATTGTATCTAATGGTAAGGTAGTTACTGCTGCTATTGTTGATCTATCACCTGTGCATGGAAATGATGAGAGGTTTTATAGACAGATAAGAGAGATTAGTAATGAGTTTAGTTTTAGTGGTAGGAGACCACTTCCATTGTGGGGTGATGATATCTTCTCACCATACTGTAAGTTTACAAGTCTGAAAGAAGAGATTGATAAAGCAAACTTCTATTGCGTTGTCCTTCTATACCTTAAGGAGTACCGTGATGCTGTTAAGAATAGTGAGAGAGTTACCTTCTGGGTTGATACTATGAGGAGACTTGATGATCAGATTTATTATTGCAGTCAACAAAGAAAGAATGATAAGACTCGTGGCATTTTAGAGAAATGGTTTGATGAAGAATGGACCAATAATTATATAGATAATATATTATTTGATAATCCAGTTATCAAAGTGTCCACTGATGGGCAGACAGCTGGTTAATAGCTGCTATAATAAAGACATAAACAAACAAAGAAAACCTTATGTCACTACCTCGCACCGATGTTACCGTTGAAGGAGTCCGCAATTATATACAGGACAATTTCGGTACTAAAGTAAATGCTGATGCCGTCAAAGCTGCTGCAAAGAAATTTGGTGTACATACTTATACCATTGGACAAAGACTAAAGCAGTGGAAAGTAAAGAGGAATCAGTGGGACTTATCTGTAAAAGAGATTACAGAAAACTTAGAGAAGACACTTGCATCAGCACCTGCTGTTGCTGCTGAGAATTATATTCCTGAGAAGGATGAATCGTATGTAAGTTTTGGTAACTTTAATGACCTTAAGAAAATTATTTCTAGTCGCAGGTTTTATCCTGTTTTTATCACTGGTCTCTCAGGTAACGGAAAGACCCTCGGAGTTGAGCAAGCCTGTGCTTTGGCAAAGAGAGAAGTAATACGTGTAAACATTACAATAGAAACAGATGAAGATGATCTTATCGGGGGGTTCCGCCTTGCTAATGGCGATACCGTCTGGCACAACGGACCAGTTGTTGAAGCTCTCCAGCGAGGGGCTGTCTTGCTCCTTGACGAAATCGACCTTGCCTCAAACAAGATTCTCTGTCTCCAATCCGTCCTTGAAGGTAAGGGAGTTTTCCTTAAAAAGGTTGGAAGATACGTCAAACCAGAAGCAGGGTTTACAGTCATTGCCACCGCAAATACTAAAGGTAAAGGTAGCGACGACGGAAGATTTGTTGGAACTAACGTGCTCAACGAAGCCTTTCTTGAAAGATTCCCAATAACCTTTGAGCAAGATTATCCTGCTGCATCTACTGAGACTCGTATCCTATTAAACAATGGATGTGATGCTGAGTTTGCTGACAACCTGGTTAAGTGGGCAGGTGTAATTCGTAAGACATTCTTTGATGGTGGAGTGGATGAAGTTATCACCACTCGTAGATTGGTACACATCGTGGAAGCATATTCCATCTTCCAGAATAAATTGAAAGCAATTACTAATTGCATCAATCGTTTTGATGATGATACCAAACAATCTTTCCTAGACTTGTATACTAAGGTTGACGAGAAAGAGATTGTAGAGTATGATGGAGAGGAATAAAACCTCTTCATTATGAGAAAGTATAATGAGGACGAGATCCTCAAGGAGATGTCTGATTATGTCTCCAATACATATCGAGGTCATTATTCTGTAGGAAACGTACAGACTCTTGACCTTATTGATTCTGTAGGTGATGCTGAAGCATTCTGTAGGAGTAATGTCCTTAAGTATGCTTCACGTTATGACAGAAAAGGATCTGCACGTAAGGATATCATAAAGATTATTCATTATGGTATGCTATTATTGCACTTCAACGATAAACGTGAGAAGGCAGATTCTATAAACGCAGGTAACTCCACTGCATTCGCCGTTGATTATGACAGATGACCGTGATTTCTAAAGAAACAATTGACCTACTCCAGAATTTTTCGACTATTAATAAGTCGATTGTCATTAAACCTGGTAGAGAACTCTCAACCCTGAGTTTGAATAAGAATATTCTTGCCACTGCAAACGTGCAAGAATCTTTCGATAGGAATATTCCTATCTATGACCTACCATCTTTGATTCAAATTTTTAATTTGTTTGATGGTAGTCCTGTCATTGATACTACGAATGATTCTTACCTAAAGATATCTAATCCACAGAATAGATCTAAGGTTAAGTTTTTCTATTCTGACCCAGATATCATTGTGCAACCACCTGAGAAAAAGGTTGACCTTCCTTCTGAGGATATTAACTTCAGATTAGAAGCACCAGTCTTTGCTCAGATTAAGAAAGCATGGTCTATCTGTGGTGTGCCTGACCTATGTTTACAGGGTCATGAAGGTGCGATGAGTTTAACATTAACTGACAAGAAGAATGATACAAGTAATTCATATTCTGTAGAGGTAGGTGAGACTTCAGATGAGTTTTGCTATTGCTTCAAGATGGAGAATCTTAAGTTGCTTCCTCAGTCATATGATGTTACCATTAGTAAAGCGAATGTCGCACGCTTTTCCTCAGACAGCGTACGCTATCTTATAGCACTGGAACCTAACACTTAATATGTGGTACATTATTTTTTGGACTGCTGTTTGTATGTCCCTATTGATATGGGCAGGAGCATTTAAAAAATGAATAATGATTTTTTATGGGTAGAGAAGTATAGACCTCAGACTATTGAGGATTGTATACTTCCTACAGATGTGAAGGCCACCTTCCAGAGTTTCTTAGACCAAGGAGAGATTCCAAATCTCCTTCTCTCTGGGACTGCTGGTGTAGGAAAGACCACAATTGCGAAAGCATTGTGTAATGAATTGAAGGCAGATTTTTATGTCATTAATGGATCAGATGAAGGTAGATTCCTGGACACTGTACGCAATCAGGCAAAGACCTTTGCTTCTACTGTGTCTCTGCTTTCTACATCACGCCATAAGGTTCTTATCATCGATGAAGCGGACAACACTACCCCAGATGTACAGTTACTCCTCAGAGCATCGATTGAGGAATTTCAAAAAAACTGTCGGTTCATATTCACGTGTAACTTTAAGAACAAAATAATATCTCCATTACATAGTAGAACAACAGTAATTGAATTTAACACTCGTGGAAAAACTAAACAAACTCTCGCAGCTAGCTTCTTTGAAAGGTGTAGAGACATCCTTACCAGAGAGGAGGTACGGTTCGATGACAAAGTGGTTGCCAAAGTCGTCCAACAATACTACCCAGACTTTAGAAGAACGCTTAACGAGTTGCAAAGATATAGCTCTACAGGTGCTATTGACATCGGCATCCTCGCAACCCTAGGGGATGCTAATGTTAAAGGATTAGTAGATGCGTTAAAGAATAAGAAGTTTAATGAAGTTAAGAAGTGGGTTACTCAGAATTTAGACAGTGACCCAACTGCCATACTCCGAAAGATTTATGATAATCTTTTTGATATAATGGAGGGACCAAGCATCGCAGCAGCAGTGTTAATCATTGCTGAGTATCAGTATAAGTCTGCTTTCGTAG